TGCCAGCAGTCCCAAGCGCCGTGCACAAACGGGCGCTTGAGCAGCGGAACTTCACCGGAAGGCATGACGGTGCGCAGGTCGCCCTCGGGCCAGCTCAGAATATGCCACGGCAGCGCGGTCGCCTCGCACATGGCCAGGTCCCTCGGTGACGGCCTGCTGGTGGCGTCCGGATGCGAGTGCACCACGCCGATCACTTCGCCGATATCTTCGGCTGCCGCGTATTCCTCCGGGTCGATACGAAATTCCTCGTTCGGCTCGGTCGAGACGTTGCGACACGGGTAATACTGCTGTTTGCGTCCCACCGCCAGCAGCAGGCCGCAGCACTCTTTCGGGTACTCGACCGCCGCGTGGGCCTGGATCGCGTTCAAAATGTGCTTGCGCATGTCAGCTCCGTGCGATCAGCGAAACCGCGGGCATCCCACCGAATGACAGCGGGTTTCCCTCGCCGAATCGTGGGGTGCATCCCTTGCCCAGCGTGGCATCACACTCGTCCAGTTCAGGGTTGTCCGTGACGACGCCGTCTTTTGTCACGTACGGGCCGGTGTAGCCGCAGTCCGGCCCGCGGTAGCCGCCGGTGAGGCACCAGTGGCACAGCGTCGTCGCCTGCCGACCGATGGACTCGTTGCCGACGTCGCCCGGGCTGGCAAGCGCCCAACTGACCGTTTCACCGTCCTCGTTCGTCTTCTGGTCGATGTACCAGACCTCGATCGTTTCTTGGGTCGGATCCGCCGTTGGGTTGCCGGCCGGGAAGTTCGCCGCGTCCAGGTACGTGCCCAAGGTGTGACGCATCGTCAGTTTGAACTCGAGCAGATCCTCGAAGGCCAGACAGAGCGCGGTGATGCGCCCGTTGACGTTGCCGACCGAAAGTGTGGGCCGCACCGCCGTGCCGTCACCGTTCGCCTCGATGCCGTCGATCTGCATCGGCCAGGCGCTGTACTCGTTGCCCTGCCAGTAGATGGCCTTCGCCGGCAACTGGTCCGCGTTGTCGCCGGCGGCGATCAACTCGGCCGCCGTGTGCGGGATCGCGTGCCCGTGGAAGCGCAGAACATCCGCGCCGAAGTCCGTGCCGTCCAATTCAAAGAGCAGCACTTCGCTGCCAGGTTCAAGCACCTGGATGTCACTGATCAGCGGCATGATTGCCCCTTATGGAAGAAACGATTGCGTGAATGTCGTGGCGAGGGAGTACATCCCGGCGCCAAGCGATGTAACTGCTGGAGCCGAGGCTCGGTAGAACGACAGATCTCCGAGCGGCGGGGTCCACAAGAACGATTTGTGACCGGCGTGCCGGTCAAGGAAGTCCTTTATCTGAAGCGCGACCGCTTCCTTCACGACGAAGGTCAGCGGCCAAGCATCTTGCCGATTGTTCGGGCCGTCCCCGACCACCTGCTCGTAACCGTTGCCGAACTTGGATGTCCGGGTGCGGTACTCCGGCGTGCTGGTAGCCGACACGAACGGGCACCAGATGAACGTTTCAACGGCCATTTACAAGCCTCCAGATCTGCCCGCCGGGCTGGGTTTCTTTGGCGATTTCCTGCTGGGCACCGCGCCTTGCGACATCGGCATAAGCCTGGCCCAGCGCCTGCGAGTCCTGCTGTGAACTTCCCTCGCCAGCGTTCTGCACCTGAAACGACTGATTGATGACGATCTGCCCATGCGCTGCAGGTGCTGAAGACGAACCGCCAGATAGACCGACATAACCACCGTCCGCATAGCCGCGTTTGTTCAGCCGCGTCAGGTATTCCTTCATCCCCGGCTGGTCCACCACCTCCTTGCGGATAACCACCTCGCCGCCGTGCACGATGCCAGCCGGTTCGTATTTGCCGCCCGGGCCGGTGTAACCGCCATCGTCAAAGCCCTGCCATTTCGACAGGACATCGGACGAGTAGCCGGCGGCAGTGCTGCCCGCCGAGGCTGCCGCACCACCGGATCCGCTGCCGAACGCTGCACCCAGCGCACTCCCGGCAATGCTGGAAAACACGTTGGAAGCAGCAGACTGCAAGGCCATCTTGGCAATCATCCGGGCAAAGCTTTTGGCGACATCGCTGAAGCTCTGATCTGCGCCGAACGCCCAATCCACGGCGGCATCGGTGAGCCCGTCATACAGCGACGTGAAGGCCGACTTCGCCTGCCCGGCGACGTCCCGGGCCCGATTGAGGTAGTTGTCGAACGCAGACGATGCACCCAACTGCCAGTCGCTGCGGGCCGCGTCCTCGTCCTCGTAGTACTTCGCTTGCATGGCCAGACGCTTGTCGAGCGCCGACCGCAGGGACTGGGTTTCCTTGTCGTACAGCTCGGTGCTGAACTGGTCCTTGTTGCTCTTGTTGTAGTCGGAGGTCAGTTTGTCGAGTTGCGACTGATACGACTGCTGGATGTTGCGCTGTTCCTGCAGACGCTTGCGCTGTTCGTCGCCCAGCCCGATACCGGCTAGGTTGTTGTCCAGGCCCTGCTGTGCACTGGCGAGCTGGCTTTTCAGGTTCTCGTCAAACGCCGCCAGCTTGCGGCTGGTTTCCAGCCCTTTCTCACGCAGCGTGTTCTCGGTTTCGAGTGCCGCGTTACGCTTGAGCTGGGCGGTGATCAGTTCCTGGTTGGCCAGCAGCGACTTCTGTTCGGCTGTCAGGGTTTTCTTGCCCTTGATGTCGGCGAGCTGCTGCTCCCACTCGACCAGTTTTTTCGCGTTTGCGCCCAGTGTCTGGCTCGCCGCCGACTGGTCGCCGATCAGCGCGCTCTGCTGCTGCAGAACGGCGTATTGCGTTTTGGCCTGATCCAGCGCCTTGATGCCGGCGTTTTCCTGATACTTCGGCGTCTTGGCGGTTTTTGGGTCCTTGTATTTCTCGTTGATGGCGGCGATGTCTTTCGCCTGCTGCTCGGCGGAGATCAGCAGCGACTTGTCGCCCGATGCTTTGGCCTGGGCAACACGCCGTTCCACCAGCAGCCGGTAATCAGCGGTTTCCTTGGCGCGCTTGTCGGCATTGCTCTCCGTTTCCTTGCGGAGCTTGTCCAGCTTGAGCTGGTCATCCAGCGCTGCCTGTTGCTGCTGCTGAGCATACCCTTTGGCAGCCGCTCGCCGATCCTGCTCGGCCTTGAGCACTAATTTCTCGGTTTTCTCACGCTCAAGCGCTTCCGTGCGGAAGCTGTCATCGGGCGTCAGGTTGCTGAACGGGTCCACCGGTTTGCCACGAGCGTTTCGCTTGTTGCGCATGGCCGCGTTATCGGCAATAGCGTTCAGTTGCTCGTCGAGCTTGGCGATCTGCTCGTCAAGCGTTTCCTCGCGGCCAACGTTCAGCGCTGCGTCCCATGCACCTTTGGCGGCTTTCTTGACGGCACCCCAGCTGATTTCCAGGTAACCGAGGTTCTGCCTGATCGACGTGGACGTCCGATCCAATCCATCCTTGTACGCTGCCGTTGCTTCTGCCGCCGCTTCCTGCGTCCTGCCCTGCTCCTGCAGCGACTTGATGTGTTCGTAGGTGGTCGCGGTCAGGAAGTTCATCGACTCGTTGAGCTTCAGAATTTCCGCCACCGGATCCTTGGCGATTTTCTCGAAATTCTCGACCGTTTTACTGGCTGCGATGCCAGTCGCCGACTCGTATTTGATCGCGGCCTCGGCAATGGACTCGAACGCGGCCACCGGAATACGAGTCGATCCCGCCAACTGCGCCAAAACCTCGGACGCCTTACCGACGGTGCCGCCGACACCGGAAACCTGGCGCGCCATCGATGCCAAGTTGTTCGCAGTGGTGCCGGCCGTGTTGCCTGTCATTGCCAGCGACGTGTTGAACGCGGTGGCTTCGTCGGATCCCTGCTTGTAAGCCAGCGCCAGCACGGCAGCTGCTGCCGCCGCGACGGTGAACGGGTTTACCAGCCCCAGCACATAACCGCCCAAGGCTTTGGCCGCCGGCACCACGCCGCCGAACATGTCCTTGAGCTGACCGCCTTGTTGCAGGAAGACCGTCATCGGGTTCTGACCGGCCTGCAGCGACACCGCGATATCGGTGAACTGAGCCGGTACCCCGCGAAGGTTGGCCGCGTACTGCCTGGCGGTCTGGCCGTTCTTGGCCATGACGCGGTCGACCTTCTCGACCGCATCGCGCTGTTCCTTCAGCTTGTTCAGGTACATCGTGAAGTCGGCATTGTCGAGCCGGCCAGCTGCGCGGTGTTTGCGCAACTGCTCTTCCATTTTGTCGAGGCGACCGTAGGCACCGATCACCGGATCAATCTGGCCGACCAGCTTGTCGAGCTGGCCAGCCTGATAGGCCGCTTCCTTGGTGGCCGACTTCAGCGCACGCTGGGCACGGTCCATGCCCTTCTCAAAGCCGCCGGTGTTGGCCACCAGATCGACCGTCAGTTGGCCAAGTGAATCAACCGCCATAAATCACCTCTTGACCGACTGCAGCAGTCTGAACAGATCCTGCGCCGACGCTTCGACCTCTTCGACCACCTCGCCGCGTTTCGGCAGGAAATCATCGAAGGTGGCTTTGCCGCCGTGCAGGTTATTCAGGATGGTGGCGAGCAGCGCAAAACCCTGCTCAATGCGAAGCCCCAGATTCAGCGAACCGGTCTGTTTGGCGTAACGCATCCAGTCCAGCGCTTCGATATAGGTCAGCTTTTGCTTGGCTTCCGCGATCGTGCGCCCGCCGATCCCCGCGAGGACGAGCTCGTGCCAGAACTCTTCCTCGGGCTCGATTTTTTTTCGAGGGTGCCCTCCGGCACCTTGTTGACCTCGCCGATCGCAGCGAGCAGCACGATGGTCAGCTGAGCACACAGAGGGCCATGACCGGTCTCGGGACCGCCCACGATATCGGCGACGGTGAATACCGGTTTGCCGTCCTTGTCGAGGATGCAGGACGCAATCTGCTGGGCAGCGACGTCCGCACCTTTGTTTTCAGCGTCCCAGCGTCGGGTCACAGAAATGAACGATTCATGGGCGACATACACCGTGGCTGTTTGCAACTGGCCGCCGGAGTGCCACTGGATGTCCTTTTTCACCGACGGAGCGGCGAACGCGCCGGCGGCTGCCAGCGCTGCGATACTCAGATCCATGGGGCTTCCTTATGGAGTGATGACTTTCGGGACGAACACCGGATCACCGGAGACTTGGATGCCAACGGTGGACTTCACAACGTCGTTCAGCGCGAAGCTGAACGGGAAGCTGTTCATGTAGCCCTCGAAGGTGATCCAGGTGCGTGTGTTCGGCAGGTTGAAATCAACACCAGCGTCGATCGCGGCTGTGGCCGCAGCACCGGTGCCAGAACCGCCAGTGAACGCCACGGTCGGGGCCGAGGTGTAGCCGCTGCCCGGGTTGGTGATGGTCAACCCGGTGAGTTCGCCGCCGGAAACAGTTGCGGTAGCGGTCGCACCGGTACCGCCACCGCCAGTGAGTGCGACGGTGGGAGCAGTGGTGTAGCCG